TCTCTATTCTTTCTTAAGGTTGCACTGGATCGGTTGACCCAGTGCATGGATTATATCACGTATTAACGAACAGTAACATTAAATTCAACATTACCAATTGCTTCGCTTACTTTCTCATCTAGGTTATTTTCCATCCATGCTTCAATTGCATCGTCCACGTTGTAATCGGTAACATCGAAGTTGTCCGACATCCAGTTACTAATTTTGTCATCAACAAGGTTATCAATGTGTTCATCGACAACATTACCGATGGCATCTTCGCGGATCAGTTTGTGCTCTGCGATCCGCTCATCGATCAAAGCAATATCGCGGGCCGATACTTTGGCCACAACATCATTGACAAGCTTGTCATACATTCCGCCCAACTGGGTCAACATATCAGCCTGATCCATCTCGGGGCTTGGCACTTGGAACTGGGTCACTGTACTGTCGATGGTATTTAGCACAACACCGAATGCGGTGCGGACTGCCACTTGGTCAACGTTACTTAAAGTATTGATCAGCATTTCTGCATAGTCCAATGCTTCTTGAATAGTTGGACGTGATGCAAACAGATTATTGCGAAAGGGTGTTACTGGGTTGCTCATTGCGTTCTCTCTTCTTTCTAGGGTTGTATCTAATCGGCCGATTAGACAGTTGAATTATAGCACGTTATTTGAAATCTAAGTCAACACTTAAAAAATACATAGATCTGCCATCTTTTAGTTGTACGTAACAAAATGCATGTTCATCTTGTTTTCTAGGATCATCCCCTTGAGTGGCTCCCTCAAGTTCCTCTGCAGTAACAAAGGTTGGATGTACCATCGTGTCGTAGTTCTCGAACGTAAAAGATGCAGGGACTGCTAACTCTTCCTCAATCAGGTCTTCACGCATTCTTATTGTTCCAACCCATTCCCTCTCTTCTTCAGCCTCCACGTTCCAAGAATTGGGTGAAATCTCTTTTAACAGATTTCTAGCGGTCTCAATATCAAGGGTCAATTCATCAATCCAAGATCCATCGACAATGTAAGAGTCAGCGGACTGCATAAGATTGTTTAAGGCCTCACCCAAGTAATCAATTTTTTCTAGATCGGTCATAGCCATTTTTCTAGGGGGCTGATTTGTCATTTAATCTCTCCGAACAAGGTGTAATGCGCGGTGAAGTCATTGCCATCAAGTGTGTCAGCTATACGCAATTTTTCACTCTCGCGCACGTGTGCCTGAATGGCAAGCAAAGCATCGGCCAAACGTTCCTGCCAATTGTCGCCCCCTGCAATATTAATGTTGAGGGCCATTTGAATCGTATCCATCTCTCTATCCTTTCTGTTGTGGAGATCACAGTATAACACAGCGCCAGCACTTTGCAACAAATAAAAACAAAAAAAGTATGCGGGCCCACCCACCCCCGCCACCACCATTCAAGGGAAAAAATCAAAGAAAACAAAACCGGCAGCAGAGAAAAAAACCCCGCGGGCCTAACGGCCCGCGGGCCATGGGCCACGGCCCAAAGAACAAAAACCACGGCCCGCGGAGCGCGGGCCGTGGGCCACGCGCCACGATTGACGCGTCGATCAGCAGGGGCCGAGGGCCTAGTTTATAGGGTTTAGTTTACCGGCCACTTTATGCGTTTTTTGCATAACCCACCAGAGGGAAAAGCCGGACAATGCCGGCCTTTCTTGCACTGGTTAAGCGGACAGTAATTCTAAAGCCCTATTTTTAAGGGCCGCACCGGTTCCAAACCAAGCAGATTCAATGCGGGTATTGTCAGAACGTCCGCGCTCATGATCTACTAATTCAGTGACCGCATTCAAGGCCGCCCACCGCGTGCCGGCCACGCCCACAATGTCGGAACCAATAGCGCGCCCGTTGAATAATTCAATGATTCGCTTAAATGCGCGACTATCTTTAATCTCAATTTTGCCGGTGTGGTAAGGCTTCAATAATTCGGTTACAAATTCGTCCGCCTGTTCGGCCGTCATACTTTCACCGGCCAATTTGCGGGATTGAACTAAAAAGCGCTCCCACTGATTCGCGACAATTCCAAGCTGCAGCCGGACATCGTCCGCATTAAAACGCTCAGAATGTAAAACCCTTATTTGTGATTCCCCGCTGTTGATTGCTGCTGTGATTGTGTTATTGCATACCACGCGCACACTGGTGAATTTTGCAATTGTGGCCATGGTTCCATCGTATGACGTGCCAAGCAAAACATAAGGGCGCACTGTATCGCCTTCGACGATATCGGCCCCTTCATTCACTTTTGCTAGGGCCCAAACCCTCCGGCCATAACTTAGCGCGCCCGCGGTTTCCATGGTAAACCCGCCAAGATCCACAAGCTTACTAAAAAACCCCATTACTTGCGAGGGCTGCACTACGTTATACCCGCGTGAAACTACAGCCAAGGGCGCGCCGGTGTCGCTCCGATGCAAAACCTTTCGATCCGCCCATGCTTGGGGGGCACTCGTTGACAATGTTTTAAATAAAACGGGGCTTTCAAGCACGTCATAAGCCAAACCGGCTTGCTGCGTCCACTCCTGAATTGTCGCGCCTGCTGTTAGCTGCTGCCCTAGTTTATGCCAAGGGGCTAACCCTGAATAAGCTATTGCTGCTGTTCCTGTTGTTGTGTCGATCATATGTGCCATGCTATTCTTTCTGTTAAGTTAATGAATACCGGTTTTGTGCCGGTACACGGATTGTACATCATTTTTACACTCTGCAACATTTATTTACAATTTATTTGTCTAATTTATCTGCCACCCAACACAGCAGCAAAAAAACAACTAGGCCGGCAATTATCACGCGGCCCCCAATTCTAGGCCGACATCGCCCGCGATATGGTGGCGCAAAAAGGAACCATGTGGAAGGGTCCGCACAAATTCGCGAAGCGCTGCAGCATCATTAGCCGCGCCGTTTTTTCTCGTGTTGTGCCACTGTATAGCTACCGGTCCGCTTGCAGCATAACACCCGCCGGCCGCATCAGTTCCCACTTTTTTCTTACCGGTGCCATGGGCAACAAATACAACGACAAATTCGCGGAAGGGACGCGCACACAATGGCCGGCCACCGCCGCACTGCTGACAACTAAAATTGTCGGCCTTTTCTGCAGGGCACTGCACAAAATTAACACCATGGATTTTTTGCGGCCACTGGTCGGCCGTTTCCAAGGGCGCAGCATAAACGGCCGGACGGCCTAATTCAAAAGCTCTTACTGCTTCGGCCGTAGTGTCACAGCTTGCATTTATCACTGTTTTATTTGGCTGAGGGAAGGGGAGCGCTTCGGCCGTGAAATGCGAATAGGTCCAAGCTTGGCCACCACGCGGGACACTATCAAAAACGGCCTGTAAATAATCGCTATCAATTTGTGATGTGCCGGTTTCACTTTTCGGGTGCAGGCTGCAGCTAGTCGGGCACGTGCCATAGGTTTCATGTTCGCCGCTGCGATAAGTAACTGCTATTGGGCCGGTTTTGCTGTTGGCGCTGATTCTGACTGTTTTTAACATTTTGCTATTCTTTCTGTGGTTGGATTAAAGCTCTGAGCCCATCATATAGGCAATTGTGAAATCTTGGATTTCACTTTCACTAAGCCACTTTTCTATGTGCTCAAGGGGCACAATTGAAAGCCCGTAAGTGTGCCGGAGATATGCGCAGGAAAAGAAAAAATCTTTATGGGTGCGTTGATAATTTTTCATCTCTATCCTTTCTGTTGTGAGGGACCAATTATATCAAGCTTTACGGCCTTTTGTGTGTGATATTTTTTTGTTTTTTTCTGTCTTCTAACAATTAAGGGCATGCTGTTTTCGTCCCATGGCATAACCAAAAAAGGCAAGTCATCGGCCGACATAACGCGCATAAAGTCACGAGCGCGAATAAGGGAAGGGAAGGTGCGGATCACACTCTGGGAATTGGGAAAGCACACGTCATATTTATAAATTGGCATTTTTTATCCTTTCTGGGTTAATCGTCGCGGTCGGTGTTCAACTCAAGGCGCGGGTAATCTTCATCGTCAATAAAGCTATCGTCAACATAAGCAAGCCCTACTCGGTCGCCGGCGTCCCAAATTATGATGGGCAAATCTTGCGGCAATTCAGCGAGCGCAGCCATTAATTCAGACACTATCATTTTGTATCCTCCTTTGCAAATTGCATCGCGGCATACCATACTTCCTTGGCATCGCAAATCGATGTATATACATCAGACATTGAATCGTAAAACTCGCGGCTGCTGCGCTCTTCACTGTCCGCACGTAAAAAACGAATGACGTCTTCGCGAGGGGCAACAGCGACACCACTCAAATATGCTTCAACAAAAGCCTGCTCTTCTGCGGTAAGGTCGCGCGGCACTTTTTCTTCAATTGAATACACTTCCCACTCTACATAATTTTCTAGCTTGCAGTCTTCTATCCCAAGGGCTTTTGCTTTTTCCGTAGCTTGGTCAAAATCTTTAGCTTGCACAGTCGCGTAGTAGTACTGATAGAAGCGCATTCGCACGTTATACGTTTTCATTCTGCTTCCCCCTCTTCTAATGATTCCAAAAACAAGATAACGTCATCAAGGCACATACCAATTGTGATTTCAGTTCCGTCATTGTCCTTAGGACGATTCTTCATTGTTTTTGACAACGCATTGCGAACGTCAATCATGTCGCACAAGGCGGACGACAAAGCATTTTGATCTACCATTTCTCTATCCTTTCTAAGCACCGGATCAAGCACCGGCATCGCCAGTATAGCAAGGTTTTTGTACCTTGCAACACTTATTTACATTTATTTTACTAAACCTAGGGTTTCCTCTAGTTCCCCCCATGGCATGCCACGCGAAGGCCAACAGCGAAGGGGCTCAAGCTTTATGCCCTCTGCAGCCAATTTCATAGCATCGCTCCCCTCATACAAACGAATGGTCGAGGGGCGTAGTGTGTTACCCATGTCGAGCACAAGAATGTAGCAAGGCCTATCCTTGGCAGCATGCCGAGTCATGAAAGCAATTTGATGTGGCCGCAGCCCAACCTTTAACCCCTTGGCCACCACTTTCAATTCCATCAAAACAAAGTATTCCCCGACACCCACCAACATGTCAGGAATGCCAAGGTTCACACGATTCTCAATGCGTTCAATGCTGCAGTTGACAAGGCCGGCTTTCACCCTAGCCGAAAACCTAGCTTCAGGTGTCATCTGATCCCCCCAAATCCTGCTCAAAGATGTCAGGCGGAGGCTGCTCCACTCCCGCGTCGAAATCGGGGTCTTTTTCTCTTGCTGCACTTTCAATCACCACTCCAGTGTCCGCATCGATCAAGGCAGTGGGTGGAGGCCCACCATACAGCTTTTTAAGCTCATCAAGCTTGCGCTGTACCTCTTCCTTGCTCATGCTGTCAATCGTGCCATGGCGGATCTCTTTGCGCTCCACATAAATCGTTCCCAAGGCTTGGCCCCTACGATACTCTGCTTGGACGGCTGCAGCAAATGCACCGGCATCCAAAGCTTTATCGCGAATGGTCTGCAAATCTCGCATGTGGCGCTCGTAGGATGTGTTGTACTTGGATGCCAACTCAGCACGATAAGCCTGAATGGCCGCTACAACGTGCGGATTGATGTCAGGGTGGGTAAGCTTCCAAGCCATGACAGAAGCGCTGGTGGACTTGTATCCGGCCCTTATGGCTGCCTCTTTCATGGTCACCCGCCCATCACCACTCACAAGCTCGGTAACAAAGGTCCATTCTTTAGGTGTTAGCTTCCTGCGCTGCTGCCGCAACGGGGCCACTTCTGTGGTCATACGCTTGCGCGCCTTGTCAGGCATAACCGGTGGAACGTTATAGACGTCTTTCTTGGCCATTAGCTGATTCTCCACAAGCGCCAACCATTGTCCACCTTGCGCAGCGTGAACACCCATTTGGGCTGATGCACACGTGTGAAGCGAAGGGCAGCCACACGACAACTCTCAGCCTGCTTGCGGATGCCAAACAGTATGCTGTCGCCTGCTTCCATATCCCCAAAAGGATATTTGGATCGATTGGTTGGCAGGGCTATTCCCTGATCAATGTGTACCATCATTAACTCCCGTAAAAGAACTACCACGAGTATATCGCGTGTCGCCCCAAG